GATGCTATGCGCTTCGCGCTTGCATCGTGAACGAAATGCGCTTCCGTTCGCACATCCGAAACGACAAGCCCGGTTTGCCTGCAAAACGATCCGAGTTCTTCCGCAATCGAAGATTCCAGCTTTTCTTTCAGCATCCGCATTTCTTGAATGTTCATCGCTATTTCCTTCCGCTTTGGTTTTCAGAATCAGGAGGCAGAACAACGCCGTGCAGAGATACAGGCGGCAATTCGCGGGGTTCTTCTTTCATGTGTGCCTTTCTGCCGCCTGATCTTGACGGCCGGGTTATTCTTTGAAAAGACTCATACACAAGTATCTGGACCATGTGCTGGCCTGTGCTCCATCTTCTTTTCTGAAGTCTACAATCACTATCTCACCTGTCTTTGTATTGCAAAATACATAGAAAATAAGGGGTTCAAGGATGCCATAAATACTTCTCAGTTTGGCTTCCAAACCTTTGATCTTCTTTATACCTTCCCTAGAGATAAGTGAACTATCACTCTCTTCAAAAGGTTTCAAAGTCTTCTTGTTCAATTCAAACACAAGAACAGGAGTAGCAGTAGGAAACACTTTGAGCAGTGCCCACCCTTCTTTTGTTGTGTATGTCTTACAATCTTTTTTAAGTTCTTTCATACTGTTATGCTCCTTTCTTCAGACTCATAAAGTCAGCCAGTTTACGATAACCAAACGAGGCACTGACACTCACACCAACCATCCAACGATACCACTCAGGTGTTTTATCCAGAGCACTGAACCCTCGAACCACATACTCGAACATGCCTGGGATGAAGCACAGAATACAAGGAATAGAGAGAATGATAGTCCAATACTCATCCTTCCACCCTCCTTGATTGATCTGTGTATTCTCCCAGGCAATGTCACCTTCGGTTACAGTCTTGAGACGATTCACAGTAGCCTCAGTCTTAGCTTTCTGTATAGCTAACTCGCCTTCAAGCTTCACCTTCTTCCGTTCTTGATAGCCTTTAACCACAGTCGTGATCGGACTGATAAGGCCCCCAAGGAAGCTAAAGAAACCTATGATACACCTCCTTCCATCCCTTGCATTTTCCCGCAGGGTTTAAGTTCAGGACAGAACCCGTTGCGATACACACACTCAGGTACCATAAAAGGAACCAAGTCAGGATCTTCACGCCCTACTGCTCTCTTGATCTCATTCATAACTTCCCGTGTTCTTTCATCAGCTTTATGGCAAAGCCTCTTTCGAGCCATTTGGATAAGAGCCTGTGCATTAACAAGCATCCCATGATTAACAGGAGCCATACGAGTAAGGTCATCCGATCCTCCGCGATCTGTCCGGTTAGACTGTACAAAATGTTCTACACCTACCTTATGCCGTACAAAATGGACAGACACATAGGTAGGAACGTTATACATCTCGATCCAGAAAAGCTGTGTACGGATAGGGCTATGCTCACACCTGTATATAGCCTCCAAAGAGATAGTAGACTGCTTCTCACCCCTCGTAGTCATACTACAAGCCTCCCGCATCAATGCAGGTCCGGTCAGTGCACGAGCTAATATAACACAATTCATGACTTGTACCTCTCTTCCCTATAGAAGGCAGCCTTTTCAAGATCCTGTACAGCATCCCCTTTATGTCCAGCCCTCAGTCTGTACTTGAGTTCATTACCAAGACAGTAAGCTTTATAGGCTCTACTCCCAAAGGTATATGTGACTACCTCTTTGATAATGTCCTTCACCTCCATACCAAGATCGAGATAGTGAGGAGGATGATTGACCATATCCACACTCTCTACTTCTACTGCGAGTTCACTAGTGAACGCTTCTTCAGGAGGCATCTTGAAGTGGTCCTTGTGAATCCAACATATTGTCATACAAGCAGGAATAGCTATGAGGAGCATAGTGCCCCCATTGGACTTCAAGAAGACAATCGGTTCCTTATTAAGCCAGAGTTCAAGTACCTGGTTTTTAGAGAGACCTGTAATGTATGTATCAGGTGACTGTAGTTCCAACAGAGTACCAATTTTCAATCTCATATATCACTTCTCCTTTCATTACTGAATAGCTGCAAGCCCTCTAGCAAGGATCTGTACTTCCTCAGCCAGCCCATTAGGAGGAGTCACAGGCATCTCGGGATCATAACCGAGCTCTTCACAAACAGGCTTAAAGACTGTCACAGGATTCTTCACTCTCTTTCCTTTGACTACCTTCCCATTTTCATCTTTACTGCGCAGGGGCTTTCGATAGTTATTACCAATCACCACTACCAGTGCGTTGTAGAAGAGAACTCCAAAGTCTTCAGGAGTGATCTCCAACTGCTCTATATACATCTTCCCAATAAGATCCAAGCACTGCTCCAAAGATTCCCAATAGTTTTCAGTCAGCTCACTCATTTCGAGTTTATACTGAGATCCTTTGAGAACAAAATGACAGTCAGCCAACTCACAAAAGAGTTCAGCAAGTGTGGAAGCTTCCACTACTTCTTGAAGTTCTTCAAGAAATAACTGAGCTTCAAAGATCGGATCAAAGGAAGTCAACCCTCGTGCCTCATTCCACTCTTCAATAGCAATAGTAGCAATGTCCAGAGCCCGTTTGTAATCGTCAACAGTGTTGAACATCAATCGTTTTTTCTGTGCTTTCATTATATGTCCCTCTAGTGTTAATGTGTATCTTTCCAGGATTCACCTATAGCATAGTCACCATCCAAGGGACAGCGCAGATTATAGTAGATCCCTGCTTGCTGCATAGCTTCACGAGCACACTGACCTACAAGCTCAGCATGTTCTTCCTTGACCTCTATCTGGAACTCATCATGGATATTAGCAACAAACTCATAGTCTTCACCAAAAGGTTTAAGACCCCACTCATTCATCAGCATATCATCCAGGATAACAAGAGCCCGCTTCATAATAATAGCTCCGGCACTCTGGTTGACAGTGTTCAGCGCACTGTACAGGGAAGGTACAAGCAGTACACGCCCGTCCAGTCCTTGTAAGTAGCCCTGTGCCTTCACCTTAGCTTCAATAGCTTTGGTCAGTCTCCCAAAAGCGGGCATGTTCTTGAGGAAGGCTTTCCTGGCTGTGCCTCCTGCTCGTGGTCCCTTACCAAGGACCGCACCAAGTTTAGTGTTCCCTGCCCCATAGATGAAAGCATAGAACCACGTCTTGGCATCGTCTCTTGAATTGATACCCAATGCTTTCATGTTGAGAGTATGGGCATCAGTTCCTTCATCCTTGGAACCATGAACTACAGCTTTGGCATAAGTCCCTCCATCATACCTAGCCAGATAGTGAGCCAAGCCCCTCAGCTCCAACCCACTTGCATCACAGCCCACCAGCTTGTAGCCATTAGGAACAGTGAAGCACTCTCTACACTCGTTACCATAAGGTGAGCGTCCAGAAGGAACCTGAGCCACATTAGGCTTACTGTGTGTCATCCTGAAAGTCCGCGCTCCCATCGTGTTTACATACCCATGGATACGGTTATCGAATGAGTTATAGGTATTCAACCAACCTTGGGATCTGTCACCTACCTGTCCAATACGCTTGTTGACCATGAAGTATTCAGCAAGGAGAGCAGCTTCTGGATACTGTGAAGCCAGCCCCTGTAGAACATCATCGTCAATGATAGGCGTACCTGCTTCAGTAAACTTATCCGGTTCCCAGTTATACTTGTTGTGCAACATCCGCACACAGTGAACACGACTCCCAGGATTGAAAGGTACTTCCTTGATCTTACACATAGAAGCACCAGCAATGTATCCTTTCTTGGGGTTGGTCTTCTTAGGAGTGAAGACACCCCCACCATTCTTCACAAACAGTGTACCAAAAGAGTTCACTAGTGAACTTTCCAGCTCCTCTTTTCGTTCTAATAACTGGACGTGTAACCGTTGACACTTCTCTACATCAAACAAGAAACCATGGTTCATCTGCCGCTCAATAATCTCTGCGGTCTTGTGCTCTAGTTCTACAGCGTCCCATGACACCACATTTTCACGACATTTAAGATAGAGCTTCAACAGTACCCGAACATCCTGTACACAATACTCGGTCATCTCAGGAGACCATTCAGCCCAGGCATCTTCCTTCTCTCCGTAGTCTCCCTTAAATTCACCGAGTCTGTAACCCCATGCTTTGAGACTATGAGAACCAATAAGCTTAGGTGGAAGATACCCCTTCTTATGACGGCTATAATCCTTTCCCTTCTCGTCTTGAAAAACAAGCCTTGAGTAGATCATAGTGTCTTCCACTCTCTTAGGATGAAAGACCTCTTTGGTGTACAGCTTAGTGAGACAAGGAGCATCAAAGCCAATACCATTATGAGCCACTATAGCATCAGCAGAGTTCAACAGTTCCAACCCTTCTTCAATACTCTTGTGCTCTGGATCATAGATATTGTAGTTACCTTCCAGGTCGGAGATAACCATGCAGTGTACCTTGGTGGCCTCTTCAAGAAGTCCGTCTGTTTCTATATCAAAGACAAGGATGTTGTCTCCTTTGCCATACTCTCCTTGGTGATTAAAAATCATCATTATCCACCGCCTTCATAAAAGGTTCCTGTCCTTTGACATAGAGCCTTCCTGTTTCTTCATTGTATATCAAAGTGTCAGCAGGTCCGGTCAGACCTACCCCACGGTTTTTAAGTACACGGAGCCTCGATTCATTCTTCCGTTCTTCCTCTTCAACCTGCTGGTCCCTCTCCATAGCTATAACCACGTCAGATAGCTGTTCCAAAGAGCCCGAACCTCGAAGGTCTGTAAGTGAAACTGTGCCACCTTCATTGAAGCTCTTTCGACTTCCAGATGGCCTTTTAAGGTGTACAATAGCCAGCACCCCTATCTTTGTTTCTTCAACCAGGGATCTGAGCTTGGTCATCAGTTTGTCAATCAGCTTACGCTCCCCTCCATCAGAGTGATCATCAAGACCAGATACAATGATGGAGATATGATCAAGCACCAGGAAATCAATACCCTCGGCTACAGCCATGAAGCGGATCTTACTGAGGAGTGTATCAATGTTCTGAGAACCCCAATGGTTGTAGAACACATAACTACCATTCCCTACAGTAGCATCATAAGCTTCCTTAAGCTTCTTGACATCAACCTTGTTACGCCCTCTTGAGAGTCTTGTATTCAGCCTGATTGACAGATACCGCTCAGCAGCTTCCTTCACAGATTCTTCAAGGGCCATGACACCTATCTTACATCCGTGTTCCTGGCCTAGATAGTATGCCAATTCGTTCACTAGTGTACTTTTTCCTATACCAGAACCAGCAGTGAATATGTAGAGCTTCTTCTTTGAGAGCCCATCGAGCATTGAAGAGAGCTTGGGATATGGTAGGTCAAAGCCTGGAGTGTGAGGTTTGATCAGCTCTTCCCACAGATCCTTCCCATTAACGATACCGTCAGGACGTATCTGCTTGGCCTCATAGATACGAGAAACCAGAGCAGCTTTACCCTTGGCTAGGTAGAGTTCATTGGCATCCTTGTAACCTCCAAAGGTCATACGCTTGACTTTGCCTACAGGAAGCAGGGTGACTACTTTCTCAACAGCTTCTTCCCCTGGTTCATCATCATCGAAGGCCAGGATGATCTCTTGAAAGGAAGAGATAAAGAGCATGTTAGCTTTGATAGCTTTCTCAGCAGACTGTGAACCGCTAGGAAGACTCACCACGGGCCAGTTATAGCACATGGCAATGGACATACAATCAATCTCCCCTTCCGTGATTACAAGCTTCTTACCTCCTTCAGCCCATAGACTCTGCCCAAAGAGTTCAAGGTTCTCTATCTTGGCTTGCCCTCTCCAAGCAAAAGACTTATCAGCAAAGCGCAGGTGCTGTGCCACTACCTTACCGTTGGAGTTATAGTCTGCCACATGACAAGGCTTTCCTTTGATCTGCCCTATATGATAGCGGAACTTGTGACATACGTCCTGACTGATTCCCCGTTTAGACAAAGGCATGAAACGTGAGGTAGGTATAAGAAACTTATTGAGTGTAGTGCGTGGAGCTTTGACTTCCTTACCTTCTTCACCACGAAAGTAGGTTTCACAGGCAAAACAAAAGGCTGTGCCATTACTATACACAGCCTTACCGTCACTAGAGCCACATTTCTCACAAGGTTCATGCCTTACAAAAGACCCTCCTGTAGCTCCCTGCACTCTCATAGTCCAAAGACCTTCCTATTAGTAGTGGGCTGCATTCTGTACACGGCATAGGTAGAGCCATGAAAGGACTGCCTCATCTCTGCCTCGATCATCCAGCCCTGTTCCCGAAGTCTAAAGATCACACCAGGAAGCCCTGTGATATTGAAGAGCTGTGAAGCTTGGAGTGTGGTCAGTGTGTTCCCTTGTTTGAGGTATTCAAGAACTACCTTGTTTCTGTTTTTCATAAGTTACCACTCCTAGACGTTTCAGTTTATCCAAGTAAGGGAGAGGGGGCTCATTGAACCACGCCGTAGGAATCACCTTATCTGCGTAGATAAACCCATTTTTGATACACCAGTCAGCATAGGAAGTAGGAGATTTTTTATAGAGCTTGGTCTGGGCATTGGAAAAGACAAAGCGTATATCTAATTCAGGATGCTGTTCTTTGATAAGCATGTGTTTCTTACGGTCATCAGAGTCAAAGATACCTTTAGTCTCAATGATGATCCCATTACTCCACAGCACCCAATCAGGAGTATAGGTACAAAGCCGTGCAGGTCGTACAAACTTGATCTTCACGGCCTCGTACCCATACTCTACTTTAGCTCTTTGCAGATACAAAGCTGTCTTATCTTCCAGACCGGATCTATGCTTCCGTTTGCGAGCGTCGAACCGATTACTGTATTTAACCATGATTAGAAGTCTGCGTCTCCTTCTTCAACATCCTCAGCTTCTTCAACATCTTCACTGCCGTTGCCAGTATCATCATCATAACCCTCGTATTCCTCAGCGTCGAACCCGTCTTCAACAGTAGCAAAGTTACTTGTGGTATCTGAACCAAAGGCTTCCAGTACAACTATCTGCACCTTGTTCAACTTCAGTGAGAGGCCATAGGTAGGAACATTGTTGGTGATCTGAAGGTAAGGTGAAGGGTAGTATTCAATGACGATCTTGGAACCGTTGCCCACCGGGATAGCTTTCTTGATCAGCTTCCCCTTAGCATCAAACAGGTTGACCTTGTTCTTGATAATTTTCCCACTCTTCTTGTCCTTGAATGTAGCAGCCTTCTTGAACCGTACCGAGAGAGTACCCATGTCTTCCCCCTCGTCGTCGATCTCTTCAGCCCAGGGACGATACTCCTGCAAGGGTCCAAGAGTCTTCTTCAACTTAGGCTTGGCTGCCTTCATCTCTTCAAGCTCCTCTTCTGCCCAGGCTCTCACTTCTGTGAGCATATCCTGCAACTCTCCAATGAACTCGTGGGTTGCCTCATCTTCTACATCCAGAATAAGTTCTGTCTGAAATACACCCATCTCATTGAACTTTGTATTGGCCTTGTGCAGGTGTGCCCACTTTGCTTCTCCCATAGGCGTGAGTTTGGCCTTGAACTTGGGACGTTTCACTTCATTCTTACTCATTCTCTTTGTCTCCTTGGTGGTGGTTGTGATTGAACAAATAGGTTAAATTGTTATTGACTTTTTCAAGCTCTTCCTGGCTGGATATAACCTTCACTCCTGTTGAAAGATCCCCTGAGCAGTGTGTCATCTCATGCTCTGTAAAGGGAGGCGTGACACCTTGTAAGAACATAGACACAGCCTTCTCAGGAATGATGCCAGCCTGTGCCAGGGCCTCATAAACGTCTAAAGGCATGGGTACACCCTGTATGAGAGTGTAAACCCATGCCTTATAGAGGTCGTAGTTTAGATTGATATGTTGAATAACCTTCAGTCTTTGTCCTCCCTTACTCTTACAAAGATTGGAAATCTGAGTGAACCTGCCTTAGTCTTCTCTTGATACTTTACCTCAATCATTCTTGGAGGGTTCTTCCAGAACTCGTCACGTTCCTCGTCAGTAAAGCCAGAACCTACCTTCACCCTGGTACCATTGAAGTCACAGATAAGGGCACCAAGGGTTTCAGAATACTTGCCTGTACCTTGGATCACATCGACAACATACAGATCCTCTGTATAGGTAGGCTTCATCTTCAACCAATGCTTACTCTTTTTCCCACATTCATACAGACCAGGACTGGACTTGAACACAACACCTTCATAACCCTGGGCAATGTAACCTTCCATGATCTCTTGGAAGAACCCTCTATCCACTGTGTAGATATGTTCGACGTGTTGAAACTCTGCTGATTCTAACTCAGACTCTCTTAAAAGACGTGTAAGGAGAGCGTAGCGTGTACCAAAGGACAAGTTAGGAATACACGGAAGATCAAAGAGCTGATAAGAGAAGATGCTGGAATCAACATCTTTGAGCCTATGTACCTGTGTCATCACCTTACTAAAATCTTGAGCTTCACCTTTAGGGACATTGGCTATCACCTCTCCATCAAGATAGAAGGTGTCTGTATTGATATTGAAAGTAGTGATCATTGAAACGACAAGCCCCCTCCTCAGATCCAGAACATCTTCATCAAACTTGTTAAAGTTCTTAAACTCTTTCCCGTTCCTACTTAGATAATGTACCTCATCTTCCCCAGGGTAAATAGTAGCTATACACCTGACTCCATCCAGTTTAGGAGAGCAGTACACCCCTTCCTCATCGTCGAGTACACTAGTGAACCTTTTTATATCATCGGTACACAGCATTGGCTTAATCATTTTACATTCTCCTTTTCATATACTCCACTAGCAGGCATCATTTTTGAGTAGAAGTCTTCAGCAGAGTAGTGAGCTACCACATTCTTTAGTGTCCTCTCCGCTCTTATATCAGAATATTTACTCATGTTTCACCCCACCCATTATTTTCAGTTCCTTACTCATCTCATTCACTCCTTTATTCGTTTGTGAATACTACTAGGCAAAAAAATATTGTGAGTCTGAAACCTTCCTGACATCCAAAGTACCCTCTTCTGGAATAGAAGGGAGACAGTCTTCAAACTCTTCCACCTCTTGTCCAAGGGTTTCCATACTCTTTCCAACCTTCAAACCCTCCCTATAGATATGCAACTTTACTTGTTCATTCACTTCTGATTGAAATTTGACCAAAGGATTTCCCTTGTCATAGTGCTCAATGAACACTTCCCTCAAGGTCCGGGCCAGCTTGCCTGCATATCTGGCATGTACTGCATAGCTATCATGTACAGTAGCAAAGCAGGTGATACCTTCCTCTTCATTCAATCTCTTCACAGTCTCCAACATCATCGAGGCATCCATGCTATGAACAAAGCAAGGACTGACTGCCTGTCTCATGGACTTGCTATCTACACTGTCCTCAATATCAGTCTTCAGGCTGAGCTGAATGTTGGAGCTTCCAAAACACGTCTTGATCTTCTTCTTGTGTTGCTTGGGGTACCTTTGAACTACCTGAGTTCCCACAGGTGTAGTCCAACAGATTTCAGGAAGTCCTTGAGCACACACCAAGTCTGACACATCTTGTAGAAACTTCATGGCATCTGTAGCAGACTGGATGACCTCGGCTATAGCCTCGTCAATGAGCTGAGCCATGTATGTACAAGCCTTCTTCTTGTTGTCGTAGCCATTCAAGTAAGGCTGCCTGTGCTTTTGCTCCCACTGTTCAAGCTCTGTAATAAGCTGGTTCCCAATGCCCCAACCAGAGACACCATACACCTTTGTCATGGTCCCTCGCTTGGTGATGAAGCGTTCTATCTTACCTTCCCAGGCTTGAGCACATTTGAAGTCATCTTCTGAATACACTCCTTCAGTGTCTGTGGCTATCTTATGATTCTTTTCCCGGACATTGTAGCACACCTCCATGTAAATATCTTGAGGCTTTTCAGCAGGTACTAAGTTCACTAGTGAACCTGCATGATCGTCCTTGAGAATAGCAGTATAGTGTTGGTAACTGTTACACGATCCATCTTGAGCGATAGGCTGACGCGATACAAAGGCTTGCTTGTTCTCACACCAGTCAGCATACTCAAAAGACCAAGCCAGAAACTGGAAAGGTTTATCAGCCTCCATCCACCACTCATAATCCAAAGAGTTCCTGGCAGTCTCCAAGATACGTTTGTGATTCTCCTTTACCCAATCAATACGCTTGTTGAAAGGTAGCTTGTCTTCTCCATACTTGTTAGCTCCCTGAATAAGAAACCAGTCAACAGCTTCTTGTGAGTCTAAAGGTTCTCCCTTGGCAAATTCTAAAAGAGCTTTGCCGGAGTCCTCTGCCTGTTCATTCAAGAAAGCAGGTGCTGGATACACTCTGTATCGCCAGTCAAAGAAGTGAGGTATCCAAAATGCGGGTTCTTCTTGCAGTTCCTCTGCCTTCTGAATACGAGAGCGTAGAGCTTCCCGTTTACTTGTGTTGATTGCCCAATTCTTCTGAGCCTTGTTTACGTTGAAACAGTACCTCAGGAAAGCTACATACTTCCTGGTCTGTGGAAGCAGGTGGATGAGATCCAAGGGTACTGAGGCTTCCCAGTCGTCGTTGTTGAAGTTCTCAATATAGGGTCTGAGTTTTCTATAAGCCTCCTGATTCTCTTTGTTCTTGAATGTAAGAAAGTCTTCATCATTAGCCCAAGGTTTGTGGTACTCTCCAAGGAGAAGAGTCTTATCCTGGTCAGGCAGCCCCGCCCTTCCTCGTGGAGATTGTGCCATGGTTTTCAGAACATCCAGAACACGTGTGTTAATCCTCCAAGGTGTTTCTTGAATTATATTGAGAGCGTCCACAGCTCGCTTCATTGTGCTACACTTCTTGAGATAAGTAGATTCGGAGGCGTTGTTACGAAACCTGATCATAGGTCTGCGCTGTGTCCCGAAGTTAGTGAGGTAGCCTCCTGTGTAGAGGTTGCCTTCTGTATAACGCAGCGGTGGGATCAGCATGTGTGGAGCTTGGACTGACCACAAAGCTTCCGTGTAATGACACTCTGAGAGATAGTCTTGCAGAGGTATAGTGACTTTCTCACCTTGTTTCTTGACGGTGACTACACCTGGGATAAGTGTACGTCTGCGATTGAGATAGGAAGAGTTTACACCATACTCTAACTTAAAGAGGCCAAGCTCTAATACACACGAGATAGGGATGATACCAATTCGATATAGAAGCTCTCTATCTGTTACTGTGATAGCTTCATAATCAGTCTGCTTTTTGAAGTTAGCTGTTCTTACTTTGTTTTTCATGCGTCTGTCATAAAGCTTGATGGATTCTTCAATAGCTTGAGCAAGTCCAGGTAGTTCACTAGTGAACTTTTTCATGTTGATCTGTTGAAGGATATGCTCACCAAGTTCAATAGCGAGACTCTGCACTGTACATGAATTATCTTTAGGTACTTCAATCAGTAGAGAGAGTGTAAGAAAAGCTATCTCTTCTATAGGTAGCCTTCTGAGATAGTCCTTTGCTTGTGTTACTATATATAAACGGGTTCCTCCTACACGGGTACCTAAAGCACTCCTCAGCATAGCAGCTAGTGGAGCTACAGTGTGCTTAATTATACGTTGCTCTGGCTTCAGGTTTTCTAAGTTCTTCCTAAGCCTTGCTTTCTCTAAGAGGTTGTAATAATTTTCCATGCCACTGGTTACACATAGCTTTTCCTTCTCGGTCTGTCTTTGTATATTGGCTACAAGCTGTGTCTCAGTCAGGAACTCTCGGCCTATCTCAGAATTGATATTTACCATGATTCAATCTCTCTTTCCTTTTTAGTAAAGGTTTGGGTTGAGCCTTTCACTCCATTAAAGAGCCTTCTAAATCTGCGACAATATGAAAAGTGGATAGCCTCTCAGGTAATGAGTATATGTTCTATAGGTACTAAAGATATTCTATATATAAAGGACTAACTACTAACTACTGCTATACTTTATAGATCCTGTATAGACTCTATATAGATTCTATATATAGTCTTATATATAGTAATATCATCCCTTCATCCCTCTCTGCTCCCTCCAATAACTAACCCTCTAATCTTCTCTCTAATCTGCGACAATACGAAAAGTGGACAAGAGTTCACTAGTGAACTTTTCGTACCTTGGTGTGAACCTCTTTGCGATAAGCTCTAAGTATATCATAAAACTAATCATTTGTGAATAGCTTGACACACAAAAAAGGGACAGCTACACAGAGTCTAGCCGTCCCTTTGTATGTGGATTGTCGCAGCCAAGAGGGACTTCAAATCCAGTGGACGGTCGAGAGGTCGTCGGTAGGTTCGACTCCTATACGCTTCCGCCAATGATTTCAATAGGTTACAAACAGCTACTTAATAACTAACCCTCTAGCCTCTCCTCGTCGCAGCGACCGATTGCGACACATTACCCTTCATTTGCGACATAATTCAGAGACTGTGCTGCCCCCTCCATCCTCTTCCCGGTAGTTTTCAGGTACCTTTCCGTGGTTGTAATTGAGCTGTGCCCCAACCACTCTTGAACTGTCCGAATGTCCACTCCATTTTCAAGAAGTCTTGTCGCACACGTGTGGCGACATGCGTGAAAACATGCTTCACTAGGTAGGTCAAGCTCCTTCCTGGCTAGTTTCTGTCTCTTTTGTAAGTACGAGTAGCCTACACTTGAGAAGGGTCCAATATGGAGCTGTCCTTCGAGTAGCTTGCGTTTTTTCAGAATGTAGCTAGCCCTCTGTGTCAGTGGAATAGTTCTTGGCTTCCCTGATTTACAGATGTCAGCCGTGAGTATGATCTTAGCACCATCTTCCAGGTCAATGTGTCTGTCATACTCCATCTTGAGCGCTTCACCCATCCTCATACCTGTGTCAAATAAGATAGCTATAAGGTCAGCCTCTTTCTTCAGACCTTGCTTGATATACCAAGCAAGTAAAGCCCTTTCCTGCTGTTTAGAATAGAAAAACAGTCTGCCCTCTTTCTCTTTGTACATTGTAAATTTAGGGAGCCTGTCTATCACTTCCCATTCGTCTTTAGCCATATACAACACTGTTCTGATATGTGCCATGTACCTGTTCACGGTGGCTTTGGACTTCCCAAGACTCAAAAGCTTCTCCCGGACTGCTTGAATATGTCTCCGGGAGATGTCCTTTAGATGTAGCTCGTCTCCGTGTAGCATTTTGGAAACTGTGGCTAATCTCCTGTAAGTTATGTCTCCTTCGACATTAGACTCAAACCTTTCCAGGTAGGCCAGCTTGATAGCCTGTTCAAAAGTTTCGACTCTGTTCTTCTGCTGACCTTCATTGGGAGCTTCGAGAAGAGCATCCAAAGGATCAAGCTCTACGCCTGGAGCTACAGGTACTTTGATCTGTTCTCCAAGCTCTTCATCAATTCGCCTCCTGGTTAAGCGGACTATCTTTAAGGCTGCTTCCTCCCCTCTCTGACCTGTGCTTCGATTGATCCGAACTCCCCGATAGCTGAAGTTCATGGTCCATACGTCTGACCCCTTACGCTTATATATTGAGGCCATGTGGTGAACCTCCTTTTCAAATTCCATTAGATTCGTTAGATTCATTTTCAGTCGTATTTTTCTTGCTTCTCTTCCTCAACTCCCATATAAGCATCTAAATCATCTTGACGGAAACGCCTATGCTTACCAGTCGTCTTGAAAGATTTTATCTTTCCGTTGTTGGCAAGCGTCTTGAGCGTGTTGATTGACACTCCCAAGTATTCAGAGGCTTCGGTGATTTTATAGATTTTCATTTATTTTCTTTATGATCCTCTGATCTTCTGCTAATTCAGCGTCCAACCTGTTTGTGTATAAGCTGGAATACGAAGGAAGATTTTCAAGATACGCATACAATTTTGATTCTATATTAGTAATCAAATGAGAATCTAATCTAACCAAATCAGCAGCAATAAGAAGAGCAGACTCCCTACATATATTTGCAATATTGTCGCCTATACCTGTTCGCATTTCTACCGAAGCCCTTTCTTCATCTCTTGCCTGTTTAACAACTAACGCACGTTCGATGTCTAGTGTCTCAACTGCATATTTAGCAGCTTCTTGTGCTATTTGATTTAATGTTTTAGTTCTCATGCTTCCTCATTATCGTCTATTAATTCCATAATTTTTGCTCTTTCGTTAAGCCACCAATTATTCTTTTTTATTTCTTTTCCAGGAATAAATTCAACTGTTTTATATTTGGGACTTCTTCCATTATTTAATTCATGTTGGTTTAAAATATTTACTGCAAGCATTGATGACGTTAAATTAAAATGTCCCTCTATCAATTCTTTTGATTGATTATTTAAAACATAATACTTGGAAAAATCTTCTAGTCCATCCAAAATTCTTTTTTCTAAACCTTTATGTAGTCGCA